TTAGAATAACCAAAATAGGCTTTCACACACTCAATATTCTCGTCAGTTTTAGACTTTTGCCAAGGTTGAAAACCCCGTTTCATCGGTCTAATACTATTTAGAAAATACTGGTATTGCATATCCTTGTCTAGACCTGGATGCAAGTTCATGTCATTTGCATAAAGAATACAATCCAGGTGATAAGACAAAGACCTATTTACAATAAACGGTGCATAGTCTTTAAAGTCCAGTTCTTCATCGGGCTTTTTCTTACGAAAAATAAAATCAACATAATCAAACGGACTCATATCAATACCCCGTTGTGCTGTACTTCATTAGTTCCGTAATGTCCGCATCATCAATTTTGTAGACTTGAATGACTGCTGGTTGATTAATAGGAATAAGAATACGTGAGATACCTTTTTTATCTACCCAAGTTTGGTACTTAAATTCAGAAGGTACGACACGATACACACATCCATCAGAATGATGTTTCCATGTAGGATGTGGAACCGATACGATATACAATACATCAACCGATTGGCACTTTCTAAGTTGATTTGGTCTGAATGTAAAAGCATTTTTCATAATGAAAGGTGATTGTGTTTTGACTTCAACCTTCTTGTCATCAACTAACATATCTTTTTCACTATCATATTTGTTGGTTGAAAAAACAATCCGTAATTCAGGATGAAGTTTGTTCAACATATTGACTACAATCTTCTCACCAACAAGACCAAGTTCTGAAATTTTATCAACGTTACTCATATTATTCATAATCATCTCACTTAAAAGAACATTCTACCATAATTTCTGTCAAACAGGCAATAAGATTAATCTCATGGTCTGCAACGAAAGCTGCCTGATATTGATACTTAGCAAGTATCAGAACCATCTGAGGAACAGAATTAGGTTCCAACACCTCATACAATGTATCATACAGTTTACGGAATATAGTTGTTGGATCACTATCTAAGTTTGATGTGACCCATTTACGACAGGACGCAAAGTCCTTGTTCTTTAATGACTTGACAAGGTCTGATAAGTTAATATCAGCAACAGAAGCAAGAATGCCTTTGTCAATATTTCCAGACACAGAATATCTTTGTAACTCATTTAGAACACGGCGATTATCTGGAAAATGTTTGGTGATGATGGCAGCTACAACTTCTTTGTCGTAGGTGACATTTTCTTCTTTGAGAATCCATTCTACACGTTTAAAAAACTGTGTAGCCATCTTGGCTTTACTACCATTGATTTTAAAATCAATAACAGTACAACGAGAATGAATTGCATCCATGATTTTACTTTTGAAGTTACAAGTAAAAATAAAGGAACAATTTGCAGCAACTTCTTCGATAATGCCACGCAAGGCCTTTTGAGCATCTGTTGTTAAGTTATCGGCCTCATCAAGGATAACAACTTTACGGCCACCAGAAAGACTCATTGCTGTTGCATAGTTCATCACTTGGTTTTGCATGGTGCCGATACCACGTTCAGAAGAACCATTGATGACAATGTAATCACAACCAACTTCTTCACACAAGGCTTTTGCGATGGTTGTTTTACCAACACCAGCAGTACCTGATAGAAGAAGATTTGGAATCTCTTTACGGTTTACATACTCTTGAAAAGTTGCCTTTGTTGCCTCAGGCAAAATACATTCTTCAACGGTTTTAGGGCGATACTTCTCCACCCAAAGCATATGCTCGTTCATTCAAATACTCCATAATATAATAAATCAATTTAGGCCGGGAAAGGCCAAGTCATTTCGACTTCAAGTTCTTTGACACGTTCTTCTAATACAGAGATTGCTGTATTGAAATGGCCAGTGCCTTCTACATCAGGATTATAACGAGTTTTTAAAACTTGAATTTCTTTTCTCAATACAGCAATGTATTGAGTCTTATCGGTCCACATTCTAATTTCACCCATCATTTCACCTCATTCATACTTTCAAACAGAGCTTCAAACTCCTTTGATTCGGCAACCTCAGTTTGGAATGAATTTTTAAATTGTGTCTTTGCCATACGTTTGACAATCTTCTTAGGAATTTTCAATTCATCATGTGCAAAGTCCACAATATCTTTAATTGCATCGTTGTTGCCTTGGTTCTTACTCATGTGATGAACCATTTCATCAATATAACCTTTGAGTTTCTTTAGTTGTTCTTCATCAAAAGAACCAAATAATGTATTTACTTTAGTCATACTGCGGTCATCCTTCCAACAACATCATATTCAGTTTCTTCAACAATGATACTACCAGTAGTTAAGTTGATTGCAGTTTTACCAACAAGTTCATTTTGTTTTTCATCTGTTGATTCAGGTACTTGAAATACAGCCACGATGTAAAGTGGGTTTATTGCAACTTTATGTTTATTAACGGCATCTGTTAACCAAATCATATTACTCTCCGAATTTAGAATGTTTAGCTTCAATGGCGATCCAGTATTGAATATCGCCTTTGGTGTTTTTGAAGGACGCCAAACCTTTTGATGAAATTTCCACGTTGTAAGAATCAGGCATCATCTTTAGATTCTCTGTTAAGAAAACTGCCTTGAACACAGAACCATTACCATCGGTAATTTCTGTAGAGTTAACGTGTGCTGCATCATCATTAGCATCAAATGATGTAACATAAATCTTATCACCATCAGACATGATGGCAACGTTAGGTGATTGCAACACAGCAGATGATTTCATAATGTTAGCCAAGTCATCAGCAGTCAAAGAGAATGATGCATCAACCGATGGAAGATTCAATTCTTTTTCTGGTACTGTAACGATAACATTACGTGATGTGGTACGATAGTTAAGTTTCTTACGACCAGATTTAAATATAACGTGCTTGTCATCAAAATCAATCTCACCATCTTTATACAGAGACTGTACAGACAAGAACTGGTTCAGGTCATGAATACAAAAGTCTTGCGGGAAAGTATCTGTAACCGTGGCTTTTGCCAGTACAGTTTTTGTGGGAGAAATTGTTGCAATCTTGTTTCCTTTTTTGAATTCAATACTTGCATTGATACCAACAAAGTTCTTTAGAACCGTCAGTGTCTCATTAGAAATTTTCATTTGTGTTCCTCATTATAAAATTTAACATGAATAGAGTATATCATGTTCATACAAAAACATCAAGCAGCACATCGCATGAGCCAGGTGGTGTTTGCCAGATTCTGGATCAAGGATTTCACCTTTCTTCCATGCCCATAGATGCCGTTGAAGTGCATCATAATACCTGCGTTTAGAATCAGGTACGTGTTTCCAATTATCTCTCTCATACTTTTGAGCACCAAATGTTAGTACATCAACAGTGGCTTCAAGAGCAAGAGGTGGCAACAAACCATATTCTAGTTTGTCACCGTCAAACTTACGACCACCGGTGGCCGTTTGTGATGCTTTGACAACATCATCAGTCATTACATTTCTCCAACGAAATTGGCGACTGCTGGCATATCACCTTTGAAGTGATAGGTACCAATGTGGTCTGTTCGCATCCAAGGACACAACCAAATTTGTCCACCCATTTTACGCCAGAGTTGACAGAACATATAATCTTCACTCAAGTAACGGTCTGTACCGCCACCCGTTGCAGAATCAACTGTATCAATGATTGTATCAAAATAGGCATGAATGTAACGTGAACCATCAAAGTGTGCTTGGCCAACGTGGTCAGGTTTGTAACGAAGTTGTGGATATTGTTCCGCAAATTTAGGAAACACTTCACGTTTTACCATCATAAAACCAGTACCAATTTCCAAAACTTCTAGTGGTTCGGAAACATTAAACTGTGCAGTACCTTTAACTGGATTGAAAACATAATCACCAGTAACTTTTTCCAATACACCTAAATCAATGTTTGGATTTCTTTCCATGGCCCTTTTAACAGAACGCCACTTGATGGCTTTCTTAGGATAAGGTCCACCAACAACATCTTTATCTAATGCCAAAAGAGCAATAACGTCTTGTGGATTAAAGTGAATGTCAGCATCTAAGAACAATAGGTGTGTACAATCAGAACGGTTTACGAACTCATCGACTAGATAGTTTCTTGCCCGTGTGATTAAAGATTCATTGAAAAGAAATGAAAATTTAACTGCGATTCCATATTGCATACAGATTGCCTGTAAGTCTAAACAAGCCTTGGCATATAAGCCATGATTCATACCACCATACATTGGTGTTGCAACAAATATACTTTTCTTTTGAAGCTCTTCTTTTTTAATTGAAATTTCCATTATCTCTCCAAAAATATAAAAAAGGGGAGACCACCAAAGTGGTACTCCCCATCATTCACTGATTAAGCGCCGAAACGGTAACCTGCAGCGATAGCGTGACGTACAATTTCACGGCTTGGTTTTCCCAAACGGTAGATAGAAATTTTTCTGCCGTCAGCAAGAGTTTTCTTGTTAGTGTAGATGCAATGACCTTCTTTACGAAGTTCTTCTACACGAGCAGAAACGTTTTGGATTTTGAAACGAGCACGAGCCTGTGCGACTGTCAAGGTGTTGTAACCTTCTGTTTTGCTCAAAAATTTAAGGATCTTTTCCTTAGCAGATAGTTTTGTAGTCATAATAAATCTCCAAATGACAAAGTTAATAAAATAATCTTGTTCTCACAAGTATTCACATCATAACACTATTTAGTGTGTGTGTCAAGTATCCTTGCGGTATACTTTTTTATCTGCCAACTTGCGGCAGATATTTAGCCTTGGTTTCTTCCCAAGACATGAATATCAAATCATCGTAGAATAGGTTTTCATAAGAAACTGTATTCTTCTTTTTCAACATTGATATTCGTCCTTTAGCATATTTGGTTTTCCAAATGTTTGCCAAAGCTTCTTCACTGGTGTCAAAAGACTTTACCAGTTGTTCATCACCAATCTCTTTGCGGAGATATTCATTGGTGTTATTATACAACGGAGAAAAATAAATTCCACGTTGATGTTCGGTACGAATAAGATGTTTTGGAATATCCAACTTACCATACGCAAAGTTTAATGTACGATTCTTGTGGTCACGTTTCAAAGGAAGACCTTTTGGATTCTTGGCTTCCCACCATTCAAAGTAACGGCGTGTATGATTCTCTTTTACCCAATCGTATACCATTCTCATGGTCTTTTTCGTAGGTTCAAAAGCAACTGAACCACTAGAGAAACCCATTTTGTTCCAGTGTTCAAGGCCATCATACTGAGATAGACCACCGGACTTAGTATTTCCATAAAGAGAAGTAGTTGTAACTCCAACAAGAACATCACCATATTGTCTTTTCCAATCATTCTGTACTGTATCAGCAAGACATAACAATGCCAATAACTTACCGCCCATATAATTAAAACCTAGTGGTTGTAGGGGAACGATTGTAGAACCGATGGCAGTGTGATTAATCATGCCTTGTTGTGTCTTAACATCTCTGGCCCAACCAATTTCTTTATCTCTTGGAGTCAAATCCAAGAAGTCGGATGATATACAAATAACGCCTAGATATTTACCTGTTACTTCATCTACGATTGTGTAGTAAAGGTTACGACCAATATTAGAATTGTTTTTCATTGTTGATGAAAAGGTGCGAATCGTATTCCACGTTTCTGCCAAATCACCATTGGATAATACTAATTTTGGTTTTAATTTTTCATAATCATCTGGACCCTCTGGCATCCAGAAATTTGTTTTGACTTTATCGACCAATGTTTTTTGACCAACATCAATCAACTGGTGGTCATCACCAAATAATGTAGTAATAGTTCTTGTGGGATACTTCTCATGCACTTCACACCATTTCTGGTACAAAGTATACTCACGCACATCCATTTGTGATGCGTAAGTTAAATCTTTGATGAGAGTTTCTTTAAGTGTATCGGTATCAATATGTTCAAATCGGTCTGAAGTGAATTCTTCAGACCATGTACGCCATTGTTCTTCTACATCAGGTATGTGCTTTTTGGTTGCCATTAGTTAATTGTTTCATCATCTTAGGGTTAAAGTATTTGCGTCTAATCTTTTCCAGTTTTTTAAGTCCAAACTGTAACGCAAGAGGTTTTACCCTTGAAGTATACATGATTCCGTTCATATGGTCAAGCTCATGGAGGAAACATCTTGCAGATATGCCATCAAAGATTGCCTCTTTTTTCACACCTGTGAAATCCTGGTATTCTACCCAAACTTTTTTAGGTCTGGTAATTCTCAAGGTTAATAATGGCCACGATAAACATCCTTCTTCCATGTGTGATTCACCCTCAGTTTTAATGACTTTAGGATTAAAGAATGCCACATAATCATCATCGGTACCCATAACAAATACACGATATGGATAACCACATTGATTGGCAGATAAACCAAAACCATTATGTTTCTTGCAAGTCTCTACCAATGTAGATGCAAATTGATTTGGATCGACTGGTGGTTTACTGAAATCAAATTCTTCTATTGGTTTGTAGAGAATAGGCCAATCAGCAGGAACTAAGTCAAACGTTTTTATATCGACTTTAACTTTGGCTTCTTCTTCGGTGTCATATAGGACAATATCCTCATTACTCATTTTAAATCCTTTTTAACCAATAATAACAGGAGAGTCTATAGAATTTTCATCTATATCATTAGGTTCTCTAGAACAACATAATAAAACATTTAGACCATTAATATCTCTCATGTGTGTTTTAAAATCCAAACCAAATTTATTGTGTTCTCTGATATGTTCTAATGTTTTAGTAATATACCATAAACGATTATTGATATGACATAGAAATGCTTTATTTGAACCTATTGCAAACATAACCCAATCTTTGTTCTCATATAAAAACCGTAACGTAGCACTGTTAATACCTGGATATTCTGGATCAGAATAGTCATCGACAACAATCACACCATCTTTAGACATTTTGGTACTAAAGTTTTTTAGGTCATTATATACAGCCATATCTTCATGACAACCATCAATATGTAACAAACGTAATGGTTTATTAAATTCAATTGTATCTGTTGTCAATTTAGTTGTATCTTGTAATCTCCATTCAATATTCTCTGATGTGCCATACTCTTTAAGATTACTTTCAGTCAATCCATTTTCAAAATATATATCATACAAATACAATCTATCAGTAATTGGTCTATAATTAGAAAGAGCAATTGCACTTCTTCCAAAAGCCACACCAATTTCACAGATATCACCTTCAATATTTTTTTGGATATCTTTCATAATCATATGAATCAAAGCATGGTCATGTACATATAACCATCCTCTAACTTGTTTCTCAACAACATTTTGATAATAAACAAGATTATTTACAATGTTCCAACTTGGTTCATATTTTTGAATTTGATGTTGTACAGTATTACTATCTGTATTAAATGTAATTATTTCACTCATTTTGCAATCCTTGAAAAATTGTTTTTCTTTTCAAACTTAATAATAGACCTAAACTTGTCAAAGAGTTGGTCACCTTTGTGGGAAATAACAAACACATTTGTATCTGTACCCATTTCATTAATCAACTTTAGAAATTCTTCCGTACCAACGGTATCTAAACTTGAATCAAACACTTCATCCAATATCAATAGGTTCGTATTGGTAGAATTCTTTAACTTAGCAATCTGTCTCCATGTAAACAACAGAGCCAAGTCAATACGCATCTTCTCACCTTCAGAAAAATTGGCATAAGAGAATTCATCACGGTGTCTACTCTTAATTGTTTCTTCAAAGTTTTCGTTGATGTTGAAGTTGACAAAGAAGTCCATGGCAGTCAGATACTTATTAATCAACTTGTTCATAATCGGCAGATACTGTTTAATGATTCTGGTTTTAATACCACCATCTTTCAATAACGTACCTGCAAATTCATGGTAATGTTTCTCGGATAACTGTTCTTTGTATAATTGATTATAAGTTTCAAGTTCTTGTTTAAGTTCAGTTAACTTTTGGTCAGCACCCTCTGTATCAACACCTTTTTTGGTCAACTCATCTATCTCATCATTTAATTTGGTAATATAACTACTGATGGCAGATATGGTAGAATTGTGTTTGATGACTTCACCATTGTGTTCATTGATATGAGTAAGAATATTGGTGATTGATGTTACTTCATCAGTTACCTTTTTTAGTTCTTCTTCAATCTCCTGGAGGCCAGTTCTCTGTGTAGTAATTTTCTCTGTCTTTTCTTTAACTTGAGAATCTTTCCATTCAGGTGTAATTGATTGTTTACAGGTAGGACAGTCGTGATTGCTTTCATAAAACTGAATCTCCTTTTCATTTCTATCAATATTGGTTTGAACCTTACCTTTGATTTGAAATAAACCCTTGGCTTTCTTGTCAAGTTTTTCTTTCTTGTCACCAACTTTGCTTTGCAATATTGAAACGTGTCTGTTTATCTTTTCAACATCATTTTGTAATGCACTCATTTGCCTTTTTGATTCACCAATCTGTGCCAGTTTTCGGCCAATCTCTGCATCATTGTTCTTTTTATTTTCTTCAATGTTCTGCATCTGTAGATTGATTTTTTCTTCTACAAGTTTGATATCATATTTTGATTTGGTGATACCATCTTTTAGTGCCGACATTTTTTCTTTGACAATGGCATTCATTGACGAGAATATTTGTATGTCTAATAAATCTTCAATGATGGTTCTACGGTCAGCGGCAGATAGTTGCATGAACGGTACAAAGGATGCTGAACCAAGAATGACAACTTGCGTGAAGGATTTATAATTTAACTTGAGAATATTCTTCTCTAAAACCTCTTGGTAATCCTTTGAAGCTGCATCTTGATTCAGCAATACATCGTTCAGGTATATTTCAAACACATTCGGTTTAATACCACGAATAACTTTATATTTCTTTTGACCAATATGAAACTCAACCTCAACCACAGCATCTTTGCCATTGATAGAATTTAATAGTTGTGGTTTGTTAATCTTACGAAATGGTTTACCAAATAAACCGAAACACAAAGCATCCAGAATAGTGGATTTACCTGCACCATTCTGGCCAATAATTAATGTGTTGGTGGATTTAGTGAAATTAATTTCTGTAAATGCCGCACCTGTGGAAAGAAAATTCTTCCATCTAATCTTTTGAAATAATATCATGCTTGTTCAGTATTCAATGCCTCTACGTAGAGTTCTTTCAATAATGTTTTCAATTTATCGTTGTTGATGCCATCATCTTTAATTGTTTCCACATACTTGTTCAGTGTGGTCAATGTATCTTCAGCTTGGTCTAACATATCATCATCAACACCTTCCATAAGGTCAGTGAAATCTTCTGCTATGGTGACATCTACAGGATTGACATTATAAAGGTTACTCATCATTTTGTCAAACAAATATGGGTTGGTCTTGTTAATTACTACCACCTTAACATACTTGCCAGTATATTGAGATAAATCTATATTGTTAATTTCTGTGATGGTATCTTTCTTGTCATCATATGTAATACGATGGAACATTTTATTTGGATTCTTTATGAATTCAAGTGTACGCCCATCCAAATCAAATATGTGAAAACCCCTATCGTCATTATAATCTTGCCAAGTAAGTTCATACGGGTTTCCCAAATAAAATATACCATCATTGTTGGACCTATGATGATAATGGCCAGAAAAAGTATATTCAAACTTCCTGAATAGAGCACGGTCTAGTCCTTCATGTGATGGCATACCACGATACATGGCAAACCCAGCAACTTCTAAATGACCCATACATATTGTGGCTGAGGTGTTCTTAACTTCTTCCATGGAACGTTCATAGTTATCGGCACATATCCATGGCAACATACAAACATCATATGTTGTATCTTCATACTTCAAATGTATGGTCTGTGGAGAATCAATCACGGTAATGTTATCATACTCACGTAACAATAAATCAACCGAATTCACATCATTGGTATTTTTAAAGTAAGTATCATGATTACCAGCCAACATATGAACCTCAATGCCCATTTGATGTAATGGATCAAAGAACATTTGTTTTGTTTTCTTTAGTGTAAAGAAGTTTACATATTTGCGTCTATCAAAAGTATCACCAAGAATAAGAACAGTGCGAATTCCGGCAGCCTGTATATTAGGAAAGAATACTTCGTCATAAAATTTTTCATAGAAATCCAAAAAGT